TGAAGCGTCCGCCGAACGAGCGAAAGCGGGATGTGAAGTGGTGAGACGCAAGAAGGAGGAAGACCCCTCCTCGATCTACATCGAGCTTGCGTCTCGCTCGAAGCGAGCGAGGCTCATGGAGGAGGTCGAGACTTTCAAGACAGTCCCGACCATCCTCCGTGGCTTCAACCGTGCAACACGGGTTGGTGGTGCGCCTCTCTCGTGCATCTGGCTGGTTCATGGTCCGTCTGGTGGTGGGAAGACCGTGTTCACTTGTGCGTTGATTCGTTCGTTCCAGAACATCGGAGGGATCTGTGCGTTTGTGGACGCTGAGTTGTCTGCGTCCACTTCGACGTGGTTCAGGCAGCTTGGAGTGGATACTCGCCGCTGTCTCTACATTGGACGCACAGATCCGAACTCGAACGAGAAGAAGATTCCACTCACCTTCGAGGAGATCGTCGAAGAAGTGGACGGTGTTTTGGACGGGTACCAAGAGAAGAAGCGCGAAGGAAAGATTCGTCCGGGTACTCCTCTTCTCGTGGTCGTGGATTCGCTCTCGAAGATGGTCCCGAAGTCTACCCTCAAGAAGTTGGAGAAGGAGGGAGGAGACGCCGTTCATTCGGGTGTTGGTCGCCTCCAAGCAGCGATGAACACGTCGTGGTTGATTGCACTCGGACCGAGGATCGGAGACGACGACATCATCTTCGCCGCCATCGCTCACGAGTACGAGGGTGCTGTCAATGGTGGATGGACGCCCGAGGTGAAGGTGCGTGGAGGGAACGCACTCGTTTACGATTCGATGGTGCAGTCACGGGTGACGTTCGCGGGTCAGGTGAAGGATCACTCGGAGGAGGGTGCTCCGGTCGTTGGGCGTAGGCATCGCGTGAAGATACTCAAGAACAAGCACGGTCCTGCGTTTGGGGAGGCGTACTTCTACACGGCGACAGGTGATGGAATCTCTCCGATTGGGTTCGACCGTCCTCGGGAGTTGGTCCACGAAGCGATGCACCGAGGTTTGATCGACGCTCCGAAGGAGATTCGGCTGACGGTTGGTTCGTCGTTCGAGTGGCAGGGTGAGAAGTACCGCATGAAGGATCTTTACACCGAGGATGGGGCTGAGATTCTTTCTAGGCTTGAGTCGGAGCTGGACGCGGGTGCGATGGAATGATCCACAAGGAGATCAAGTCCAGGGCTCGGATGATCTTCGAGTCCGAGGTCGGGAAGACGCGGTCTGAGGATCTACTGGCGGGTCTCGTCGGAATCTGGGCAATTCTCGGGTATCCGAACGACTTGTCTCAGCTCACCCTGGAGCGTGCAGCCGCGATCGTTGCGGGGATCTTGGAGGCAGAGGTTAGCAAGGGCGACGAGTCCCGTGCGAACCGAGCGTCCGACCGGGTTCGGATGTGGATTGTGAAGGGTCAGGCGTAGTAGAACCTTCGCAGATGGCGACCAAGGCGAACAAACCAGACGAACGCGAAGAGGCCAAGGAAGAGAAGAAGGCAGAGCCCTCGAAGGCACCTCTGTCCCGAGTCCTACAGTGGGCACGGAAGCACCCGACCGGATTCACCGCTCGATCCATCGCGGCTGACCTCGGGCTCCCTGAACTACCCGTACTGGGCGAACTGATCGAGGCAGAGACGAAGGGTTGGTTCACTCGTTCCGGGGCGTTCTTCTATCTCACCCAGGTCGGTCAGGTGGAAATAGACGGAATGGAGATTCCTGCCCGGTAATCAGAAGAATGTGAAGCTCGCTCTTGTGGCTGACGTACACGTCGGCAATCCAAAGAGATTCGGTGGAGCGTACCTAGGCGGGATCAACTCTCGTTGTACGATGGTACTGGACGCCCTCTCGTTGGCGGTTGATACGGCGAATCGCAACGACTGCGCTGCGTTTGTAGTGCTCGGGGATTTGTTTGATCACGACCGTCCGAGTCCACAGGTTGAGGCGGCCGTACAGGAGATTCTGAGCCTCGCGACTTCTCCTCTGATCGTGGCAGGCAATCACGACCTGACTTCCGATCGGCCGGGGGACAACGCGCTCGCCCCACTCAAGCCGATTGCGAGGATCGTCGAGGAACCGACGTACTTCCCAGAGTTGAGTTTCCTCGCGCTACCGTACACGCACGGGAAGGCGGACGAGATCATCCCTGCTCAGGTGGAGAGGCATCTTCCACGAAGGCGCGCGAAGGGGAGTGCGCCACTCGTCGGGATTCATTCCGGGGTGAGAGACGATTCGACTGCGAAGTACCTCGTGGACGCACCCGACTCGATCTCGGTCGAGGTGCTCTCTGAGATGATGCGTGAGCGGAAGTTGGGTGGAGTCGCAGCGGGGAACTGGCACGAGCGGAAGCGTTGGTTCAGTCGTCCGTCCGTGCAGCAGGTCGGGTGCCTGTGTCCCACGGGGTTCGACAATCCTGGGTTCGACGCTTACGGTTGGATGGCGATTTGGGACAGTGAGACTCTTCAGTTCGAGTCTATCCGTGTCCCTGGACCGAGGTTCATTTCCCTTCGCGGATTGGACTCTGCAAGAGACTTCGACCTCGGGGAAGAAGATTGTTCGGTGTTCGTGGAAGTGCATGTTCAGCCGGACGAGGTGGTTGAGGCGAGGCGAATCATCGACGCCATGCGTCAGCTCGAAAAGATCGTGGATGGTTCGGTGATGGTCGATGGAACCAGTCAGCGGAAAGCGGCATCCCAGGCAGCGCAGCTCGCACGCTCGTCGGCGTCGCTCGAAGGCGCGCTCAAGACCTTCATCGGGAAGATGGAACTCTCCGAGGGCGTCAAGAAGGAGCGCGTGTTGGAGCGCGTGAAGGGGTACCTGAAGTGAATCCGAAGATTGCTGATTCCGAGGTGATCAAGCGATGGCACAGTGCGTCGTACTACGAGTGGTCCGATTCGGCAGATCGATGTGGCGTGTGCCCGATGGTGTTCACCACTGGCCAGATCATCTTCGTTTGGGGGGATGTGTCGGTGGCGATTTCACGCCAGGCGTATACCTGCGACCGATGTGGAATCGTCGCTCTCTCCGAGGGTGAGATTCGACCGAGTGCGTGCATGGTCTACGTCGAACGGAGACACCGCAAGAAGGACTACTCCGAGCTGCCCGAGGACGTTCAGGAACGGATGCTCGAAGCGTTCACGATCATCGACAAGATCGCCTCTGGTGTGCGGGAGAGTGTCGCTTGATTGTCTACCGTCTTGCAGCGTCGAACTTCATGGCGTTCGACGACCTCGACCTTGATCTTGTCAGAAGCGGGCTCGTGCTCGTGACTGGGAATAACGGTGAAGGGAAGAGTTCCATCATCGAGATGATCTCGACTGCGTTCTGGGGAGACACCGTCCGAGGGAGCAGCCCTTGGCGAGCCAATTCAAAGGGTCACGTTTCAGCCTGGGCGATTGGAAAAGAGGGCCTGTTCGCGACTCGTACAAAGACCGCGAAAGGTTCTCCGGTGTTGGCGTTCGAGACCGAACACAACAACTCGACGTACCCTTCGTCCGCGAAAGCACAAGAGGCTCTGTCTGAACTCATCCCCTCCCATGAGGTGTGGAAGCGTTGCGCCGTCTTCACCAAGGCAGATGCCGCGAAGTTTTCAGCGGGTCGAGACTCAGACCGGAAGGCGCTACTTGAGGCGATCCTCGGATTGTCCAAGTTCGACGACGCTCTGTCCGCCTGCAAAGTGGACTTGCGCAAGGCCGAAGCCGAACTGAATTTGGCGATCTCGCAGATTGAACGCTGCACCTCTGCGCTGGAGCGAGAGCGAGAGGCACTCACGTTGGCCGAGACTTCGCTCCAAGAGGCAGAGGAGAGCGCGCCAGAGGTGGACAGCTCTGAGTTGGACTCCGTCGAGAAGTCGCGAGCCAAGGCCGAGAAGTCGTTGCGAGAGGCAAGAGCGGAACGTGATGAGGTGGTGCATCGACTGGCCGAATCGAGAGCTGAGTTGTCTGCGTCCGAGCGAGAATTAGAGCGGTTCAAGAATGGGAACTGCCCGACCTGCGAACGGCCACTGGAAGCTACGTTCGTCGCAAAGATCAAGAAGCGAGTGGATGCCGCGAAGCTCAAGGCCGAAGAGGGTGCCAAGGAATCCGAGAGCACCAAGAAGCGGATCGACGGAGTCGTTCAGAAGAAGGCCGAAGAGATGGAGAGATTGCTCAAGCAGGCTTCAACTCTGAAGGTGAAGATCCAGCAGAGCAAGGCGAGTAGTGGGTTGAAGGATCGTCTCCTCAAGGCTTCAGACGATTCACGGGATCAGATCCAGAAGCTCCAGAAGGATCTTTCACAACACGAACGGAACCGTGCAAAGTGCGAGGTCGAGGTCGAGGAACTGAAGGCCGCCCAGCTCGTCCTTGGCCTGAGAGGAGTTCGTTCGGCGGTTCTCGCCGAGGCACTCAGCGGGTTGGAGGTCGTTGCGAACGGCGTCCTCTCCACGATCTCTCCAGAGGTCTCGTTGGAGCTGAAGCCGTACTCCGAGCAGAAGTCAGGGAACACGGTCGAGACGATCTCGATGCAGATCAACGGAGCAGGAGGAGGTCTCGGATACCAGGCTGCGTCGGATGGGCAACGCCGAAGAGTCGATATTGCGATGCTCATCGGCTTGTCGGCTCTTGCGGAGGGAGCTTCGGGTGTAAGAGGGGATCTGTTCTTGGACGAGGTGTTCGATGGTCTCGACGAGGAAGGCGTGACTGCGTTAGGCGACTACCTCGTGGAACTGGCAGACGACCGGAAGGTCGTCGTCATTACCCACAACCCATATTTGGTCGAGGCGTTGAAGCCGAAGGCTGCCCAGCGGATTCATGTCGAAGCGCATGAAGTCACTACCCGGACAGCTTGAGCTGCCTGGTACGGAGAGTGTTGTGAACGACGTAACGGTTCATTCAAGTCAAGAACTCAAACTACCCGAGGTGGCAGAAAAGTCTCAGAATCGAGACTTGCGTGCGAAGTTCGAGGCTCAGAAGAAGGTGCTCCAGCGAATCGTGGTGAGGATGTTGGAGCGAGGCGAAACAACGGGGATGGACTCAGACGAGGTCCGAGTGTTACGGGACGCCCTGGTAGTCCTTGGGTGGCTTCCGACCGATCTGAAGGTGTGAAGGAGAAGGTTCAAGGAAGGCTGATGCGATGCGTATCGACTACGTTCCGTTGGAAGAGGTAAAGGCGTGGCCTCGCAACCCGAAGTTGCACGATCTCTCTACGCTAGGTGACTCGGTTCGTCGGTTCGGGTTCATACAACCACTCCTCATCGACGAACGCTCTGGTCAATTGGTTGCAGGCCACGGTCGCCTTGAGACACTTCTCAAGATGCAATCGGAGGGGAGCGATCCTCCCGATAGGGTCAAGAAGAAGGGCAAGTCGTGGCTCCTTCCGGTCATCCGTGGCATCTCATTCGAGAACGACCGAGAGGCAGAAGCGTACCTACTTGCCGACAACTGACTCGTACAGACGGGTGGATGGGACGAAGGGAAGCTCGTCGAGATTCTGAAGGAACTCTCCGATGTGGATGGCCTCTCTGGCGTGGGCTGGTCCGAGGACCAAGTTGCCGAGATGCTGGCAGTCGCCGAAGAAACGACGAAGGAACTGGTCGTCGGTGCGAGCTACGAGGACGACCTCGAAACTTACGCGGCTGCCGAGATCAAGCAGGTGGTCCTCTACTTTGAGGCTCACGAGTACGAATCCGTCATGTCGCGAATCCAAGCGGTGATGGAACGAGAAGGCGTCAACACCCACACTGGGGCGTTCTTGGCTTTGCTGGGGCACTATGAAGAGGAAGCTGGCAACTAAGCACACCACGAATCGAAAGGTTTTCGATCAGCTGACGAAGGCCGACTACGACGAACTCATAGACGATGATTGCGTTCTCGTGAACGAGCGAGACGAGCCAGTGGTCATCTATCGGAAGGTGAATTGGCCTTACGCGGACATCATCGGTGCGCTCAATCGTCTTGAGTACGCGACGACGAACCGAGGCAGCAAGATGAAGCCACTCGGTTCAGACGATCCGAATGTGGCTCGCATCTTTGGCTTCATGCCCAGACGTCCGGGTCGTGCCGACTTCTGCCACGCTGCTTCGATGTCCCGAGACTTCCCGAACGAGCATCGAATCTTCACGGAGCAGGCTGCTCGGTTGAGTGAGTGGTTCAGGAAGACGAATCCAAAGCGATTCGAGAAGCACATGGAACAGCTTCGGCGAGTGAAGGATCGGTGGGTCATTCCTGGCTCGGTGTTCACCAGTGGGATCTGTAACAAGAACAACGCGCTGCCTTACCATTACGACACGGGGAACTTCAAAGGCGCGTGGTCTTCGATGCTCGGGTTCAGTCGGGGCATGGAAGGTGGGAATCTCGTGTTCCCCGAGTATCGGCTCGCGTTCTCGACGGAGGGTGCTCGTGCGTTCTTGTTCGACGGACAGGGCGAGTTGCACGGGGTCGAATACTTCCGCCCGAAGTCTCCCTCTGCGTATCGCTACACGGTCGTCTATTACGCGCTCAAGCTCATGTGCAACTGCCTGGAGCCCAAGGACGAGTTGGAGCGCATCCGTGGACTCAAGACTGCCCGTGAGAAGGTGAGAGCGCAGAGTGGACACAAGCCCAGGTGAGATTGTCCGACTGGACGAGAGCGACCAGGGTTGGATCGTCCGGTTGTTCGACGAGAACAAGGTAGAGCTTGGTTCGTTCGGGAAGGCGGTTGTTTGGAGATGGGTAAACGGTAAGGCCGAGAACGACATCTTCATTGGGATTCGGGAAGTCGCGTTCGCCCACTACCGGATTCGTCAGAGGGACGGGGTTCGGGTGCTCTACGAGATAGCGGTCAGTTCTTCCGCTAGGGGCAGAGGGCTTGGTCGTCGGTTGGTCGAGTACATCGGCTTCCCGATGACTCTGAAGACGAATTCGACCAACAAGGCACGGTCGTTCTATGAGCGCCTTGGGTTCTCGTTCAAGGGCGAGGTTCACGCCAAAGACGGGCACGCGATGGCGATCTATGTGAAGGTCCGATGAACGAGAATCACCTCAGACACTTCGTTGAGTTTTCAAAGCGTCAGCTTTCGTCGGGTGACATTGACCCGATGTATCCGGTTCTCCGCGAGGTCTACGCGAAAGAGGAAGTGGACCTTGAGACTGCGCTTTGGCGGACGTTCTTATACGTCACTTGGTACAACGTCGGATCTGCCGAGTTGGCGTGGAAGCGTTACCCGTCGCCAGCCAGATTGGACACGATTCGTCTTCCGACCGGGACCGAACGCCGCGCCTTCCGTGGGAACGACCTCGCGCAAGTCCACGTCAACGCCATGTATGAGGCAGTGTTCCGTCCGCACCGAAGCCTGAGCGCATGGGTTCGTGTGTGTGTCGGAGAGGGTGGAGAGCGAGGTTGGAGGAGCGTTCGATCCTCGTTCCAATCCATTCCCTACGGCGGACATTGGTCGAGCTACAAGTGGGCCGATCTCCTTAAGAACGTCCACGGATACGCGATCACGGCAGACGACATTGGGGTCGGTGGCGGCGGAGAGAGCGCAGGACCGATCCCCGGAATGGTGACTCTCACGGGAGAGAACTGGAAGCGATGCGCTCGGGACGTTGGACTCCAGAAGGAACTTCTCGCCGAGACGCGGAAGCGTGGCGTGGCCTTCAGTGGACTCGACCAACTTGAGACGTGTCTTTGCGACTACAATAGCCTCACACACGGCAGGTACTACGTTGGACACGACATCGACGATCAGCAGACGAAGCTAGAGTCGTCTGGTTCTTCCGAAGTGTTTTGGGCCGCTCGGAAGGCCGTGTTTGCGCCTCGCTACCTTGGCGAGTTGAGTGGGTGGTCTGGGGTTCGTAAGGATCGGAAGAGGGCGTTCGTGGATCGAGGAGAGCTTGTATGAGCGTTCACGTCACGGGTTGTGGGTTGCTTGGTGCGTTCATCCTTCAGGCGTTGGATAAGCGGGGGATCGAGTTCACGTGGTCCGACGTGGACTCTCCGTACACTGCATGGATGGCTTCGACTGGGGCGATTCTTCCGCAGGACGACAGCTCTTACGAACTTGCTGCGAAGGGCTATAGGAACTGGGTCGGGCTACTTGAAAGCGCAGATGGGAAGTGGAGGTGGATCGAGCCGACAATTCACATCACTCGTGGAGTCAGAGACGAGCGACCGAGTTGGATTATGGACGTTCCTGGGTATGTGCGTTGGGTCCGTGAGCTGTACGCTCCCCATCGAGTCCCACAAGAGGTTCCAGCGAAGCTGCGAATTCGTGCGCGTGGAGTGATGGAGGTTGAACCATTCAATCCGATTCCGGTTTGGGGTTGGAGGTCTCTCGTTTCGCTCAACGTGAAGGAGACTCCGAGACCAAGTTACCACTTTGTTCATCCGCGTCGCCCGGTCGATTGGGTTGCTGGTGGGTTGTATCTTTACCCGTGTCCTTGGAATTGGCAGCTCTGGTTGGCGGGATCTGACACACTCCTTCAGAAGCATCCAATCGAGCAGGATCAGCGGGCAGAGCAGAAGATCAACGAGTTCGTGGAAGCTGCGAACTTGAACGGGATCGAGTTGGAGCGAGTTGGAAATGTCGAGTTGATACAGGGTTGGAGGCCGAAGCCTCGCTTGAGCATGAAGAAGGCATTTGGAGAGAGCCTCTACTTTGAGCCAATGGAAGGCGTCGTGTTGGTGCGCTCGCTCTACAAGAGCGGAGTACAGTGTGGTCCGATGCTCGCTGCCGAGGTCGCCGAGTTGGCCTGGAGACGACGATGAATGTGGTCGTCTGGGTCGTCGGTGAGCCCGGTGTCGGGAAGACATCAGTCGTCAAAGAGTTCCTGGGTCCGCTCTCTTCCTGTCGTCTATATCGAAGCCCCAAGTGGACGATGGGCATGGCGCTCGCAGCAGGACACTACACAGGTGGTGCGTTCGACGGAGCAGACACGATCCCGTACAACGGAGTCAGCGCCGCAATCGAAGTCTGGAAGACGATCCTCGCCCCGAAGTACCCACTGACGTTCCTCGACGGAGACCGCTTTGCCTACGCGGGTGCGATTGAGATGTCCCCTTCTTCGGTGCGGAAGTTCTGCGTCTTGCTGAAGGCAGAGAGATCGATCGCGGAGAGTCGCCGCCAGAAGCGAGCTGCGTCGATTGGGTCAGAGCTACAGAACGCCACATGGGTCCGTGGACGGAGGACGAAGTCCGAGCGGTTCGTGGAGTTACCCGTTTGGGAAAAGACAACCACCATCGACGTGTCCCGAGAGACCCCTTCCGACGTTGCGCTGGCTGTAAGACGCATCCTTCCCAGGTGATTCGGGCGCTTTCGATTCCGCTTTTCTCGGTCCTTTCGTTCTATTAACCTTCTCCTGGGCACGACGCCCCACTAAAGACCCCCACAGTCGGCTTAGGCCACGGTCGGGGGTGGAGATTGTATGAACGAAACTACGAAAGCGGCGAAGGACGCTCAGATAAACGCGGAACTGGCGAAGGACGGACTCCGCTTGGCTTCCATCTCTAAGGGCGAGTCAGGCTGGTACGCGCTCGTCTCCATCGACGGCGAAGTACTGAAGGTCTGGGCGACGGACCTCGTGGAAGAGGAGGTTCGCTAATTATGGAACTCTTCAAAGCACACAAGCAGTGGTCAATTCGCCCAGACGACGAACGCTTCTGGACTGTGCAAGAAGCCCACGCTGCGTCTGACGCCTATCGCTCAGTCGCCGTCGAGAAGCCGGGACATTACGGCGACCTTCGGGTGGAGGCGCAAGGCGAGGACGTTCACCTCGTTGGTCGCTCTGGCATCCCTGCGAAGCTCACACACTGGGCCTTCGGCCAGTTGAGCAGTCTAGCAGGAGCGCCTGCTGGGTACTTGCGTGGACTGCCAGCGACGCTCGCTGCGCAGAATCTCAACTACGGGATGAAGGCACGGGAGTCGAACGGAGACGAACCCGCGAACCTGCTGTTCCACCGGAACGGGGACATCCTCCTTCGGTCGATCACTTCTTCGCGGTATTCGCGCATCTGGAACGCAGACGTCCTGGAGAGACTCGCAGACCTGGGGGGGTGGGTGGCGTCTGCCTCCTGCCCGTCCAGCTAACGTAGACGATCCTCGTGCGCGCCCAGCGACTCAGGCGGATGTCCTCCGCTCCCCTCGTTCACTCGGAGGGCTCTCGGTCCAGGTCGGAGACATGATTGCCCCAGCGGGCGTCTACGTCTCTGACCACGATATGTTCTGCTTCCTCGTCAATGAAGACCGGCGAATCGAGGACGGGTCCGAGGACGGACTTCGTCGTGGGTTCTTCTGCTGGAACTCCGAGGTCGGAGCTTCGGCGTTCGGGTTCATGTCCTACCTCTACAAGTCGGTGTGTGGGAACCACATCGTCTGGGGAGCGAAGGGCGTTCAAGAGATTCGTGTGCGCCACGTTGGAACGGCGAACTCTCGCGCGTTCCAGAACCTCTCCATCGAGCTGCGTCGCTACGCGGATTCGTCCGTCTCTGACACCGAAGCGCGAATTGAGTCGGCTCGGAAGTTGGTCCTCGGGGCGACGAAGGGGGACGTCCTAGACACGGTCTTCGGCCTGACTGCAAAACACAAGATTGGCCTGAGTCAGAAGCTCGTGGGCGAGGCAATCGATCTCGCTCAGGTCCGAGTGGACGACTACGGAGACCCGAGGACGGTCTGGGCTGTGAGCAATTCGCTGACGGAGCTGTCCCAGAAGATTTCCTACGCGGATGAACGAGTCGCGCTCGACCGAGCAGCGGGCAAGCTCCTGACTGTCACGGCGTTCTAATCGATTAGAGAGGGGGAGTCAGGGCTGAGGGATGCTCCTCGGTCTTGGCTCCCCCTCTCTACGTTCCACGGGAGGATACATGAGCGAGAAGACTTGGATGCTAGATCGGATGGAGGAGATTCTGAGAGCGAAGCTCCCAGCGTCAGTGGCCCGTTCGATCTGCATGCTCAATACGTTCGAGCTTTCAGTGTTCTTACGAGCGTTGGAGTCGGACGAGACAGGACATCGGCCGATTGTTGGGCATCTCGGCACGGATTGGTCGTTCAACGCGAAGGTGGAACGACGCCCGTTGGTCGAATACGTCACTTCTTACGACCTCGACGAGTATCGGTTCGTGAGGCGAGTAGGCGACGAGTCGTTCTGGAAGGTTGAGCGGAAGGAACTCGGAGGAGCCTGGGAAGCGTACCTTGAAGGTCCGTTCGTGTCCCCGGAAGAGGCCGCGAATGCGCTCGTCGATCGGCACTACATCGAACACGAGGAACGGAGGACGGTATGATCAAAGTTGATCTCGGAACTAAGTGGTTGTTCACCAAGATGGAGCCTCCTTCCTGGCAGACCGTTCACTTCTACGTCGTTGTAGCGGGTCGGGCTTACTACCGCATCTGCGGTACACAGACGGCTGGGAGATCGACGAGAAGGTCGGAGCTTGGCCCTGGGAGCCTGTTTCGGCTCGTTCGTTCGATACACCGGAGGAGGCAGCAGCGGAGTTGGTTCTCATCCACGAAGATCGCGAGCGCACCAATATGGCACGTAGGCTCGCTGAAGAGTTCGATTCGATGAAGCGAGGTGAGTCATGAATCTCGTCTACTGGGACAATGGCTACGATTATCCGGTGGTGGTGGAGGGTACTCGTGCGCTCGTCCAGGCTCGTCCAGGGAGGCGACTGCCGACGGTGTGTGGAGAGTTGGTTCGGGACAAGACGCTTGAGGTCGTCCTCGATCTGGAGGTCGTCCTCCCGACGCAACACGTCGCTCCGGTGGTCGGGACACCTGCAACGATCCATGTCGGTTCAGATCAATACCCGGCGACCGTGGTCCACGTTTCGGAGAGTGGGCGTCGCGTCCTACTACAACGGGATGATGTGCGGGGAAGAGGCGTCTTCGTCTCGACCGAGCGAACCGACGTCGCTACGCGAAGCCAAGAGGGCCTTTACTTCGTTGGTGGCAAGCGGACCCGCCAGATTGTGTGCTTTGGAGTTCGAGCGTCCTACAGCTCTCCTGAGTTCTAGGAATGGAGGTAGATATGAAGCTGACGATTACGATGAACGACGAAGTGATCAAGCTCTCGGTCCCAGAACCGTCTGCGAGTGGAGTGGATGTGCCCGGTACGCTCTGTCCGCACTGTAAGGTGCCTCTGCGAGTTGGAGGAGCGAAGAAGCGAATCGGCGGACACGACTACTACCAGGCGGAAGCGGGTTGCCTGAACTGCGAAGCCTACGTGGGAGAGCTACGCCTCTACGTCTCGACCCTGTTTGGGTTGGAAGAGGACGAGCGAGTGCTGCGTGGAAGGGCGAGGGTGTACTGATGTCTTACACACTAGATCAAGCCATCGCGGCTGCATGTGATCGGGCGAGGCGAGACCGGGAGGGCTCGTTTGCGGTCATCCTCGATGATGGAGGGATCTTGGTACAGGACGCGAAGGCAGTTCGTCCGATGGGGTCTAAGGTGGAGTGTATCGTCCAGTTCTGGTCGGAGTGTGAAGATGGAACCGTTCAGGTTCAGATTCGTAGCTCGGGTGCTACCTCCGAGTGGAGGAGCTTCGAGCCGTGAAGCCTCGCATCGTCTACGTCTTCCGTGGCCGTGAACTCCGGTTCATCAAACGCGGGTTCTACAAGTACCGGCACATGGATGTTTGGTCGCGTCAGGACGCGAAGGCGTTTTCGTTCGCTCTGACTCGTAGCCAATCAAAGGCTGAAGCCAAGAGCCTTGGCGGAGTGGCCGTGTTCGTCCGAGAAGCTCCCCTCTAGCACCCTTACCTCTCGCGGGATGATTCATCCCGATGGCTCCTCAGACATTCAAAGTGGGCGACATCGTCTGTTACCGGACCCAATTCCTCCGGTCGGTGGATATGTATACCGACGTTCCAAAGGATGGAGTCGTGACCGACGGTTCAGACTCCCACTTCCCTCTCGTCAGGTGGTGCGACCGAGACCAAACTGTCCGAGTCAACACGGCGAACCTAGTTCTACGCTCACTCCTCCACCTGGAGCCCGCATGAGCAATTTCGACTGTCTCCCAGACGTAGGTCCGTTGTGCTGTGACTACCACGTAGGTGTTGAAGAGGGTCGGAAGATGGAGCGTGCAGCGATCGTGGCATGGTTACGGGCACGAAGTCCTTGGTATGAATCTCACGCGAAGAAGATCGAGTCAGGCGAGGCTGAGAAGTTCTTGGTGAGGGTTACGAACGAGGGATGTCGATGAGTAACTCATTCGAGTTGGTTCCAGACGCGCCTTACCTCACGACGGTCTACTCAGACGGATCGAAGACGACCGTGGACAGAATCTCAGCTCTCCGGTTCGTGGCGTTGTATGGACGACCGGCGATACCGTGGCGTCCTGCGACTGATGAAGAGGTCGAGGCTCTCTTTGAAGAAGCCGCACGACTCGCAAAACTTTCTGGGAGATATGGGTGAACCCGAGAGAAGGAATCGAAATGAAGTACACGTTCGTCGCCAACATGAACATCTCAGTACACGTCGAAGTCGAAGCCGACATGCTCAAAGATGCGATCGAGCTAGCACAGCAATCCTCGATCATGGGCCTTTGTCATCAGTGCGCGAGGGGTACGCCGGGTGAGTGGTCCACCTCCGGCGAACTCGACGGTGGAACGCCAGATGATTTCGAGTTGGTCGAAGTCTTCGTGGACGACGAACCGGACGAAGGGGCGCTGAACCGCGCCAAGGCAGGGTGGAAGTAATGCGACTGAAGCGGCACGAGTGGATTCTTCTTCGTCATCATAATGGTGCGTTCGTAGTGGGATATGTGTGGGGTACGTTTGTTGAGGTTTCATGGAAGCGCGCGAATTCACTGACGACGAATTGCGCGAGCAGTACACCGTTCTCGGCTACCTTCCCGAGCAGAGCCTCCTACGCCTCGCATCGCGCAACCCAGTGAAGAAGCCAAGGGCCAGGCGATGAGCTGGAAGGAAAGAATGGCCCTCGCCTACCAAATCGGGCTAGAGCACGGGAAGCGTCGCTACCCATACCCCTACTCGGCCAACGGCTTCGACGCCTGCTACTGGCAGGGCTACGGTCACGGTTCCCAAAGTTGCGCCTGTCCCGACTCCCTCGCAGGAGACCGTACAAAGCCCTGGTTCCCGAAGCGATGCGTGGTCTGTGGTCAGGTTAGAGATTCGCGGCCAGCCAGTCCGTAGTCGTGTAGGTCGTCGTCCCGGACGAGGTCACGTAGGCCACGTGCCCAACGATGCACCCTGACGCATCCCTAGCCACCCAAGAGAGTCCGATCTTCCGATCGCTACCACTCGCCACCAACATCCGCTGGAGTGCCAGGAGCGCATTAGAGGCACTCCCACGCTCACTTCGAATCCTCACCAGTCCCCCCATGAACTCAGCCTGGAATCCAGGCCAGTTCGTAGGCTCGATTCCTGGGTGCTCATTGGTCCAGGTCTCCTCGTCGGGTTGCCTGTGGATTGGCTTCAGTTCGGTTCGGAGCCAGATGGATTCTTCTTCGGACAGGGCGAATTCCATGCAGAACGTATCTTCCATGCCCGAGAACCTACCTCACTTCACCTGACGCTTCGATACCTCTTCAAGTCCCAGAACACGCCAATCCGACGCTCCCCGAATGCTGTGATGCCACGGCATCTTGACCAACTACACCACTCCCTGCACTCTCCGAAGAGTCATGGGTACCTGCCGTCTTACCAGGGAGCAGTATGATCTGCTCGTCGAAGCGTACCGCGAGAAGCCAGACAACTTCTCGAATGCCGCACGACATGCCGGATGCGAGCTGCGAACTGCGAGGAAAGGTTGGAGGGAAGGATGGACCAATCCGCCTTGGGCTACACGACCGATTCGGCAGATACTCCAGGATGAACAGGCGAGGGTCAGGGCGCAGCTTTACGAGGTCGAGAAGGAGCGTCAGGAGACAGCGGGCAAGTTACGTGAGGAACGCGCCAAGGCAGAACTCGACGCGAGGGAGGAGCGTTCCCGCGAAGCCCAAGCCGTTCGTGCAGCGATGTCGGCGAGCATGTCTGCACTCGCGGTGTCGGGTCAGGTCTCAAGGGCGAGGCTGACTGTCGCCCAGCGTGCAGCGGATTCGATTGTTCAGGCAGCGGGTCAGGGGCAGCTTACCTGGCAGCTTGCGGTTGGGTTGTTGACGAAGCTCCAGTGGCTTGACGAGCGAGCAGTCGCGACGCTCAAGACCTCGATGGAGATTCTGAGGCTCCATACCGGAGAGCCGAGTGAGTTTATGAAGGCGAGTGCTTACGACGTAGCGAAGGTAGACGGGAAGCAAGCTGCCGAGGTCTTGGGAGGGGAGTCTGTCTTGAAGCAGGCAATCATCGATCTGGCGAACGACAAGATCACCCCCGACGTGGAGCGGTTGATTGAGTACCAGTTGAACGCGGATCGAACTCATCATTGAGGAGGAGATCATGGACCTTGAAGAAGCGAGATTCGAGCTAGAGACCGTTGCGATGCGGTTCTCCATGGGCTGCTCGACCCTGAAGGAGCTGGAGTTGGCTGCGAGGGCGTTCTATCAGGCGACGTTCTCGGAAGGAGTTGTCTTCGGTACCGACTCCGAGGAGACCGTTTCAGACGTGGCGTTTTACGACCCGACTAAGAAGGCAGCATGACGTTCGGGGTCCACTAATCGATTAGTGGGGAGAGGTTCGTTCGGTGGTCAACGCTCGTTCAGTTGAAGAGGCTCGCTACGGCGACCTCGGGGTCGCTGCGTCTGCTGCGCTCAGGTCGAAGTACGAGGAGTGCCGTACCTCGTTCCACCCTTTCGTTGAATTCGTCATGCGAGACGAAGAAGGCTTCTCTCTCAAACAGGCCACGATCCACCGACTCTGGCACCTCCATGCGGAGTGGTGCTGGAAGGTTGGTCGGATCCCGGCAATCCTGGCTCCGTTCGGCCACGGGAAGACGAGCCAGATGACCATTGGACGGACGGCGTTTGAGATCGGGCAGGACGTGAACGCCCGAACGAAGATCGTCTGCCAGAACGATCAGAAGGCGATGGAGCGCGTCATGGGCATCTCGGCCATGATCTCCTCTGCACGCTACAGAGCCGTCTTCCCCGGCGTCCGTCCGGTCTCCAATCAGAAGGCGTCCAAGGCCAAGATCCAGAGCAAGTGGACCCAACACGAAGTATTCCTCGACCGACCCGGCTTCTCCATCGATCCCTCCATTCAGGCAGCAGGCGTCCTCTCCGCAGGTACAGGTGGTCGTGCAGACCTCCTCGTATTTGACGACGTCGTGGACCAGCGCAACGCGATCGACGAGCCAGCCCTACGGCAAAAGATCATCGACAACATCGATAACGTCTGGATGCACCGCTTGGAGCCGTCGGGACGAGTGCTGTTCATTGGGACGCCTTGGCATCAAGCCGACTTCACTCACGTCATCCTCAACCGACCGGCATGGTGTGTACTCCGCCAATGGATCTCCGAGGACTTCAAGCGAGTCGAGCAGGAGGTCTACAACGCACCGGATGGCTATCCGATCCCTAGCGCAATCAGAGGGCCTTCCTTGGCGCTCGCGAGGTTGGTCGTGGAAGATTCCACGAACGTCAGGGAGATCGTCTACGACCCGAATGCAGAGGCGTTGGAGGTCATGTTCCGGTCGGGGTCCAGGTACGCTTACAAAGGCGTTCCGTCAGACGTCCACGCCGCGTTCCAGGCCTCGACCTCGAAGGGCTCCTTCTTTGCTCAGGTGATTCGTAATCGGTATCCCGCTACACGAATCGGCGAATCCTGATCCCCACTTCTTCGGCGGTTGCACTCCTAGGGCTCGTCCGTAGGATGGCCACATGAAAGTTTCCGCCTTCCTCCCATCGCAGATTCGAGGCTTCCGGTACGTCACCAACCACCACTACGTCGAACTCGAAGACAAAGAGGGGAATGTGGTTAAGCTACCCGCCAAGACCCTCCTCAAAGTCGCGTGCGATCGATCCCCTTGTGGGTTCTCGTTCTTCGTCGAGTCGGAGACGACCTTCAATCTTCCGGTTCAATGTCACTGTGGCGGGAAGCTCGTCCACGCCTGGGGGAGTGGACAGCTCGCGTTCGTACCCGAGGGAGAGTCGCGGTTCACTCCACCCGCGCAGACGGGTGATATAGGGGAGGCATTCGATCAGTCGATGTCGGTTAACAAGGATCGGAGTTAACAGCAGATGAGCCAGTCAATCTTCCATGTGCGCCCGCTAGATGCCGGTAAAGGCTGGGCAATCGATGAATACGATGGTCGCGGCGCGTGGCAGCGAACCATCCCAAAAACGCCAGAAGGGGCCGTCATGGACAAGCAACAGGCCCAGCGGGCCGTGTTTCAACTGCGCCGAAAAGCGCTTAACAGCGCAACGAAGGACGCGGCGGTTAACAAGGCCGCATGTGGCGCACGCTGCCCGGAGGAACCGTCATGGGTGTGTCGCCGCGAGCACGGTCACCAGGGCCGCCACGAGTCGCCGGATGGTGGCGATTGGTACGACGCGCCGCCGAGCGATGGCCCGGACTGGTCGCGACTGAAGGGCGAGGTGATTGAGCGGATCGATGCGCTCGCAGCCATCCACGACAAGCTCGACGCGCCGCCCGAGTGGCGCGCGAAGCTCTGGAACGATCTCGCGCTGCCGAACCTGCGGCTCCTGGCCGAGTTCTGCACGAACATCACGTTCACTGACGACGAAGAGAGCGAGGTGGCGTCGTGACGCTCGAAGAGTTTATGCGTCAGGAGGCAGCGGCGGCTCGTCGATTCATCAACAAGCACGTCATGGACGACTTTCTGCACGGCTGCGCGGGCTACTCGTGCGAGTTGCGGACGCGCTGGGAGTGCCGTTCTGATGGGTGAAGAAGCCTACGACGAGTTCTACCTGGAGACGTCCGACGGGCGCTTTCTGGTCATCCGTGGCGGGTACTGCCGCGACGAGGTGTACGTCGGAATCTGCCGGTCGAAGGACGCGCTACCGGATGACTTGGTCGCGGTTAACGGCGCCGAGTTGAAGCGCGCTCTCAGATCCATGCAGATCGGAGAGCAGCATCGGCGACGGAGGCAGAGAACATGAGTTCGTGCAACGGACCGAATGGGGAGTGAGTTCTTCAACCAAGAGCCGAGTCCAGAACGTCAAGCTCACGGTCCTGTCCAATGGACGGGTCTACGCAGAGCCCAAGCGGGACACTCCGACCTCGAATGAGGTGGTGAACGCAGCGTTGGAGGAGTTGGGTCAGGATCGATGCCCGACGGCTGCGGAGGTTGCTGCTTACACGGGACTGTCGTATTCGACGGCTCGGAATCACCTTCGGAAGATTCGAGAGAGGGAGCATCGTGTTACGAAGCGTCGTCGGTAGAGGAACAGAGACGTGAAGTGCAATCTCGGCCAAGATGGAGACCGTGCCCGGTCCCTCATCTCAACTGTCTGGCGTGAGGCCCATTCCTTCGACCGGATCCGCGAAGTCCTCTACCGAGACTCGCCCACCTACTTCCTACGATGCGACGTGTGCCGGTTCTATGGGCGTCTGGACCCCAGGAGAGCGGCTGCGAGGATCGGGAACTCGTTTGAGGGTGCAGTCTACCTGACACCCGATGGGGTCTTTCCACTGGCGTTCCGGGTGAATAGGGCTCGGCTCTCGGTCGTGTGCATCGGTTGCTTCTTCTTGCCGGTGTCAAGTGCGATCTCTGCAAAGAAGTTGCGCTCGGCGTAATCTCCCGTCGATTTTGGGAGGGGCTTCTGATGATCGATGAAGACACTGAGACTCTACACGACGCCTGCAACGCAGAAGAGAAGTTGATCCGTAAACTCTTCGAGACAGCCATTGAAGAGTCGCGACAGGTCGAGAACACTCAGGTCTACCCAATCGTAAAGGCCCTGGTCGGGGTCGGAAGAGTCGGCATCCTCCTCGGTCGCCGACTCGAACAAGCGGCGATCATCGCCTCCATCACCGATGAAGAAATGGAGTGATCCCTCAGATGCGGGAAGATAGTTTCCGAGACGAGAGATTCGGTGGGAGGAACCGACCTCCTTGGATACGCTGAACTAACAGCAGACCAGATGTCCGTTGCCCCCCCCTCCCAGCGGAATGAAGGTCGAGGCAGCGACTGAAGGCCACTCTTCGGAGCGGCTGTGTTTCGACTGCAAAGGTGTACCGAGCCAGGGGAGCACGCCTGGTCTCTCGCCTCGCTGAACGAGGAGGCACGATGGAAGACTTGAAGCGACGAATCGGAGAGCTGGTCGGCGAGGCTTCTGCCACGATGGCAGGAGACAGGGTGTTTGACGACGTGACTGCGAATCGGATCGTTGAGGACTTGTGGAAGTTGGTCGAGAAAGAGCGGAAGTGCGTCGAACAACTCAGGACTCAGTTGGATGGTATTACGGTCGTTGCGCTCGGACACATTGCTCCCGAGCAGATTGCCCATCAGGGGACGTATGGTTGGAGTCCTGCCTACGAAGACGTGTTGAGGCTCAGGCGAGACCACGACCGTTGGGTGTTGCGGTTGCGTGAACTTGAGGGTCGGATTCGGCACGCAGGGGAGACGTTGACGGGTGCGTTCTCGGTCCCGGAGATCGACGAGATTCGGCGGGCGAGAGGGCTGGAGCCGCTCTCGTTGGAGATGTTCAATGCCGAATAAGACAGTCATCCTCGGTGTGGATGGTGTGGTTGCCGATTTCACCGGGCACCTTCTGAATCGCTTGAACTCCTCATTGTCATCCCACGACATAACCAACTGGGGCGTGTTCTCGTTCCTCGGCGAACGGGGGAAGAAAGACGCCGAACAGATCCTCGGGCACCCTTCTTTCTGGAGGGAGCTTCCGGTCCTCCCAGGTGCGCTCAATGGAGTTCACGTCATCCGGCAAGCAGGGTTCGAGGTGGTCTGGTGTACCTCGCCTTGGTTTTCTTGTGAGACGTGGACGACGATGATCCCTGGCTCGACCTTTTCACAGACATCCACTATGGAGCCGACTGAAGATGATCAACTACAAGGTCAAATTGGAAACTGAAGCAGGAGTCTTCTACAAAGAGGTGGAAGTCGAATCTGACTATCCACCGAGAGCCATCCTGGTGCGGAACGACGGTGACGCTACGGTGCTGCGGACGTTCCTCAAGTCGGGCGAGGAGCCAGGCTTCCCGTATGTGAAAGAAGCGAGAGCGGTGTATCGAGAGCTTGAAAGTCTGGTCGTGGACCTCTAATCGATTAGTCGCGATGCGAACCTTCACGACTTCACTTTGGTATCTTCGTCCTGGCTCCAAGATTCGAGTGAATGGCGGAGAAGGACGGGTCGTGCGAACCGTAAGTCAGATCGGCGGACGCACGTCGTATGAAGTCACTGACGACCCGATTGGGCTATGGACATGGATGAGAATCTTCTGGCATCGAAGTGTTCAGCGATGGGGGCTCAGGCGCTAGCGTTCTTCGAGCGACTTGGGATGATCCTACTCGTCTGGATCTTCTTCTTCGTTGTTGCGGCAGTCCTGGGGACATTCGCTCGGTTGCTTTGGGAGAGTTTCGTTTGGGGTTGGGGGCTGCCTCTTGTCGTGATCAGGGGATGATTCTGGCATGGCAAAGTTCGAGGTCCGTGGTTACGAGGATTCGACTCCCGCGTGTAAGGCGTCGATCGATTTTCTCTTCGAGGTCTCCAACCTTCTCGTTCAGAAGAACAAGGCGTATGGAGACTCGGCTGCGAATCCGAGTCGAGTCTTCTCGCGAGCGAGCGCCGTCGAGCAGATTCTCGTGAGGGTGGACGACAAGCTCTCACGGATCCGCACCACTGGGTTCGACCCAGACGCGTCAGAGGACACCGTTCAGGACTTGGTCGGGTACCTCGCCTTGCTACGTGGCGCCCTCAAGGCGAACGGGACCAAGTGAACCATCGTGAGGACATAGAACGGCTCGTGAAGAGGATCGTCCGAGTGTTGTCGCTTGAGGACCAGGACGCAGCGGAACGATTCAAGCGCACGCCGATCAATCCGAAGAATCGGTACGCCTGTCTTTATCGGAAGATCACGACGACGGAGACAGCGATTCGAGTTCGGTGGGGACTGAGGAGTAATCTCTCCCCGGTCTCACGCGTTGCGCCGATCGTGGAATGTATGGACTTGCTCCGTACCGCTCTGACTGCCACGCTCACGAGCCCTGGTCCTGCCACCGAATCTTGGTTGAAGCAGATCGAGGAACGAGTCGAGACGATCACGACTCGACTGGAGGGGAAGAATGGGACTCCGTCCGAAGAACCAACAAACACCGGGAGGTCTGGCGAAGTGGATACTGGTGGAGGAAGCTGAACCTCCACCCAGGCCTGCGGATGTTGCGGCTGCCGAGGATCGAAGGCAGTTGGAGAAGATTTCTGACTACCTCTGCGCGAAGTACCCAGAGACCAGAGGCATGGACCTCGACGAAGCCGTACTCCGGGTCATCGAGGAGGAGCGGACAGAAGTCGGTCGGTTGAAGATCCTCCTCGAAGACTTCAGGAAAGGCGCTGAAGCGACTTCTGAGGACACGTCTGCACTCTCAGATGTTCATCAGTACGCGATTGCAGTCCTCTCCTTCTGCATCTCGCAGTTGAAGCGGGGAGAGTTGAAGCGGTCACGTTCGGTCCTTGCGCGTCCGATCGACGCTTACCGAGTACAGGTCGATGAGATTGTGACGGCGTTGCAGGATGGAAAGAACCTGACACGGTCTGACCTCGAAGAGTTCATCAAGGTCTCAGCCGTCATGGCCGGGCACCTCATCGAGCGAAGTCCATCCACGTCGAGTTCTTCAGTCAGAGTCGAGGCGACGACTGAACCGAAGGAGGCGACCGAGAAGCCCGCGAAGGTCGTTGAGATGGAAGCGAAGCTCGCCAAGGCTGCCAGGTCTTTCGTCGAGCAGGTCAATCGAGCGAACGGCTCTCCCAGCTTTGACGTGCCTGAGCTATTCCAATTGCTCGGGGCGAGGCAGAAGCGGTGATTCAGTTCTCGTCGGGGTTCGTGGTGGGTGCTTGCTTCGCGTTCGGAACGGTTCTGTTTTATCTACACTCCAGGGATAGGTGATGAGTGTTCCGACTCGGCTTAGGCCGATACCGTTGTTCTCTCCGAAGTGGAACGAAGGCTCGCTCAGGAAGCGGTCTGAAACCGAACCTCGATCGTTTGAGCGTGGCTTCCGGTTACGTGCTTTCTCGGACGATGAGATCAGTTTCCCCGATTACGAGAAGTGCCGAGTTCCCGGTGTCTCCATCGGAGAGATCCAACGCTCGAATTGGATCAAGGTCTCTGGTGTAGACCTCTCCTCGAAGAAGCGACCCGGAAACGTGATCGTGACCGTCGCTCTCGGACCTAACCGGAGGAGGCACGTCTGCGACGTCCGGTACGGGAAGTGGAAGTCGAACGAGACGTGCGAACAGATCAACACCGTCAACTCACTCTTCAATCCGACCGTGTTCATGGTCGAGGACAACGGGTACCAGGCTGCCCTCATCGAGTGGGCTCAGGCGTTCCCAGCGCGGTTCCCTTGGTGGATGAAGGTGGAGCCGACCACCACGACCGGAGGGCTGAAGTTCGACCCTGAGAAGGGACTCCCGGTTCTCCAAACTGAGTTCAAGAACAACGCCTGGGTCTTCCCACTTTCGGAGTGGGAAGGCGCGACTCCCGATGATCCTGCTCCGAGAGGACACTGGGCACGGCTCGACTATGAGCTACGCAACCACCCTCTTGCAGCTACGACCGACGGCGTCATGGCGCTCTGGTTCGCGAGGCAGGGGTTGGAGATTTGGGGCAGCAGCTACGGTGAAGTTGGGGTGGTCGGGGATATTTCTTCGCGCTAGTCTCGCTGAGTGACCTTCCACCGAGGCGATGTCGTTTCCCTTTCGAGGGCTCAATCTAACCGGGTTTCGATTCTCTCGACTCCGGTTGGTCCTGGTCCAGAGGTCTATTCGGTTACGCTACCGATCAATGGTGTTCCGATCGCCTTTGAGTATGAAGCAGCGTTCGGGTCTACGCTGAACCAGATTGCGGACGGGCTTCTTGCGGTCTTGGACAACGAGCAGACGGTCTACTCGACTGCGATCGACACGACGCCCTGGGCGATCGTGATCGTGGGTCCGATTGGGCAGGCGTTCGAGATCACGACTTCTGACAACGTCGGGATTGAGGAACTCTTCTCGGCTTGGTTGAAGGTTGATACTCGGACGGGTCGTCCGATTGGCCCGATCCGCTTGTTGGAGGTGAACAGTACGCTCGAACGTCTCCGGGTCTTTTCGACCCGAGATCGCGACGGGAACACGCTCATGTGTAATCTCCTCCAAGGGAGAGAGCTGGACACTTCGGACGTGTACGACTTCGACGCTTCCGAGGTGCTCACGATTCTCCACCAAGAGGGGACATGAGCAGGCCATACGACGCCAATGCCTATCGGGCGAGGTTCATTCGCGCCATCGACGGAGACACGGTCCACTTGGAGATCGATCTCGGGTTGCGGGTGAGCCGGGTTCTCGACGTCCGACTTATCGGAATCAACGCACCGGAGATGAGCAAGGAGAAGGAGCGAGCCATCGCAGCCCGTGACTACTTGAAGGCGATTCTGAATGAGCGACCTCTCGTGGTGCAGTTCGCGAAGGGAAAGAGCTTCGACCGCTGGCTTGGTCGAATCTTCGTCGATACGACCTCGGATGGCGGAGAGCTTCTCCTCGATGTTCAGGCTGAAATGATCCGTGCAGGGCACGCAGTCGCGTTCGCTGGGTAGGTCAAATGCTGGCGAATCGAATCTGCTTGAGTTGCCGCTCTACGTTCCAACCCAGTACCTCCGAGGAATGGTGGTGCTCGGAGGAGTGCGAGGGAGAGATTCAGGAGCTTGGAAGGATCCGCGTTGCGGAAGAAGCGGAAGTCAAGGAGATGAATTCGACCAACCGGGAGGTGCATCTCTCAGAGGCTCAGAAAGCACGGTTGGCGTTCACTTCGGGCGAGCGAGAGAAGCCCGTTGACATCCTCCCGGTCGTGGATTCGACCGACCTCCTTCGGGCGATCTCTTCCCTTTCGTCCCTGGCAGGTGAGATGAGAGATCCCGGTGACGGGTACTTGCTCCTCCTCATCGCACAGGGATACCTGGAGAAAGCCATGGCTCGAATTGAGCCCCACATCCGCCATGAAGACAGCCGTGTTCTCGATTCCGATGATCTTCCCGAAGGGCCTGAAGGGTCTTCCGGCGAAGAGGAAACTCCTCGAAACAGCAGCAAGAGAGAAGCTCGCACTCGACGCGGAAACTAAAGGCTACACCTTACTGCCGGATACGCTGGTTGCTTCGTGGGACACTCCGTACCAAGGGCAAGTCGTCGCAGTTGGAGTTCTGAAGGAAGAAGTATGAAGTACAGCATTGAAGTGGATGATCACGGGAAGCGGTATTGGTGCTGCCATCACCCGAGTGGAGAGATGGAGCCTCTACCGGCTTCGTTCACGTTGCAGATCAATGCGGATGTTCGCGAGGTTGAGGGTGGAATTGTTGCCCTTCCGATCGGAACCGTCGTCGAGATCAAGGTTCCGAGTGACCCGAAGAAGGCAGAGGAGGAAGCGTTGCTTCGCCTCTTGGTCCGTCTCGTCCGTGATGAAGCGGACAAGCGAGGTCATCCGATGACCGAAGGGCACGCTACGACGGTTCTCCGTGACGTTGCGATGAAGGTCGCGGAACAGGTCCAGACGAGGGCTCCGGTCGTCGAGGAATTCCTGAAAGGACGGAACGCCAAGATCCCCACGAGTGTTGCAGCCGAGGAAGTGAAATGAGCCGGAAGCCTAGCGACCAAGAAGTCGAAGCGCGGATCGAGAAGGTCAGGACGCGGGTTCGGGACGGCAAGGCAGACCCGAGGTTCGTTGGTCCAGTCGATCCCTACGAGATCCGAGAGCGCAATCAAGAAGCCTTGAAGGGCGCCGTCCAACGAAATCCCGAAGTCTGGAACAAGGTCATGGAGTCTCATGGGTTCGTTTGGTACCTGCCTTCACAACTCGACGCGGTCGTTGGAACGCAACGAATCATCCCGAGGCACTTGGATGGGTTGTTCGACGGGAGAGGTCTACCCGTCGAGAACGCTCACCTCTACACGACAAAGTCGCACGAGCACGGTCAGTGGCGTCGGTCGCTTCCGACGAAGATGGCGTTCACCGTCGAAGACCTGTTCTCGCTCTTTCGGACACCGGAACAGTTCCAGACGTGGGTGAGGGAGCAGGATCGAAAGTTTGAGCTTCGGAAGAAAGGGATCCTTCTCCGCTAGCGACGGGAAGGGGTCTCTTGGAGTAGGTTCTCGCCATGGCGATCGATCTGTCCTTTGGTGGTTCGGCGTTCCCACGTGCGTTCGAGGTCCGTCAGAAGTTGTACCAGGCAGGGCTGGACGGGGCTTCGACTCGATACAGGCGATTGGATCGATACGACGCGTTCTACAAGTGCCTTGAGTACGTTCACCTGGAGCACGATTGGAGTGGCTACCCAGCGGACGTAGTCGAGTCCATTTCCCCGGATGTGATTCTTCCTACTGGCTTCGTGAACCAAGCCGAGGGTCTGAAGGTCCATCAGAAGCGTCCGACTGCACCCCAACGCCTCACTCCGCTCGTGGTCGATCGATTCACAGACCTCCTCTTCGGCGAGGACCGTACCCCGAGAGTCCAGGTCGAAGACGACCCTATCGCGGATGACTTCCTCCAGGCCGTCTTCAAGCAGTCCTTCTTCTGGCGAGAGATGACCCAGGCTCGCTCCTACGGTGGGTCGATGGGTTCTTCGCTCGTTACGGTCGGCCTGAAGAAGGACAGGCGCAAGGGACGTGGACGGTTCGTGTTCAAGGCACACAACCCGAAGACGATCTCCGACTACGTTTGGGATGACCCCGACTCACGAACGCTTGCAGGCGTACTCATCCAATACTTGTTCTTCAGAGAGGTCGAGGTGGTGGACCAGAAGACCGGAAGACCAACGGGGAAGGTCCAGCAGATGCCGTTCTTGTATCGGCGCATCATCGACGAGGAGATGGATGTCCACTTCCACCCTGCTCCGGTCGAGGGAACCAACCTCCCAGAGTTGGTCGTGGACGAGTACCAGACCCATCGGCACGGGCTTGGAATCTTCCCTGGAGTCTGGATTCAGAACATCCCGTGCTCCGATGACTTCGATGGGATCCCAGATTGCGAAGGTGCGTATCAACTCTTCGAGGCGATTGATCGCCAGGTCTCCCAGCAGAATCGTGCCCTGCTCGTGAACCAAGACCCGACGTTGATCCTGGGTCGCGACCCCAAATTGGAGAAGATGAACGTCCCGATTCGGAAGGGGTCCGAGAACGCGCTCAACGTCGGCATCGGCGGTTCTGCTTCGTACTTGGAGATGTCTGGTTCGGCCCAGTCGGCCTCTTCCGCGTTCGTCAAAGACCTGAAGCAGAGCGCGCTAGACAAGTGTCAGGTCATTCTCGCGGATCCAGCGACGATGTCGGGCGCTGCTCAGTCTGCACTCGCGATTAAGCTCCTCTTCCAGCCCATGCTCAAGAAAGCAGCGCGGCTGAGGGAGCAGTACGGTGAAGGTATTGAGACGATCACGGCGATCGTTCTCGAACTCGCCCGACTCTGGGCGAAGCCTGCTCAGTACACCGGGAACGTGGTCCCACTCTTCGACGTTCCTCCAAGAATCGTTGAGAAGGATCCCGATCCACTCAATCCAGACATCCAACCCGCACGTGAGTTCGTGGAACGATCGCCAGGGTTCGGTTCCTTGGTCTCTCTCAAGTGGGGTGAGTTCTTCCCTCCAACTCCAGGCGATATTCAGATGCTCGTCTCGACCACAGCAGCAGCGGTCATGGCGAACCTCATCGACATCGAGACTGGCATTCAACTCGTTGCTCGGGCGTTCGGAATCGAAGACGTCGAGGGCCTCAAGCGACGGGTTCTCGAACAGATGAAGAACCAACCCGTCCAGAACTACGGCGACGAGTTCGGGGTAGAAGAGTCACCACTCGAAGAGGGAGAAGGTGACACGGGCGAAGGCTCTCCAGACGAGGCACTCGCTGTGAAGATCGGCGTGGGTGGAACTCAAGCCCTCGTCTCAATCGTTCAGCAGGTACACGCGCATGAAATTCCTGTGAGTTCGGCGCTTGAGATGATCTTGGAGTTGTTCGGTCTCCCGAAGGAGACGGCAATCGCGATCATCGGACAGGTCAACGAGGAACCACCTGCACCCGAAGGTGATAGAGTTGAGGGACCAAGAGGAGGGATGTAGTCGATGAGTCGTTACAGTTCGTGGGCTGGCAAGGGAACTGAAGGTACTCCGATCCGAGTGTCGAGGAACGTGGCTCCGACCGCGCCACCCCAAGTGGTCATTCAACCACCTCCGACGGTCCCACATCAGATGTTCGTTCAGCCTACGACGGGTCGTGTGCTCGTTCAGGTTCCGCACTACGGAACGAGTCACCGACCCATCCAACGCCTTGACCCAGTCCCTCCCTCTTGCGTCCTCGTGAAAGGTGGACAGCCAAATTGGGACGCTTGCATCGCATCGCTTCCAGACCTTGCGAAGCAGGCAGGCGTGGACCTTTCGGGCGGAGTTGACGCGGTCAATGACTTTGCCGGGAGACCAGAAGGTGCGGTCATGGCGCATTGGACCCCGAACTCTCGCTTTTACAACGGAGTCACCGAGGCGACTGCAAAGGGGCACGTGGACGGGCACATCTCTGCGAAGGGTGACTCGCTCCAGGCTGTGCGGCAGTCTTCTGCGAAGGTGGTTAAGGGCGGATCGCTCTAATCGATTAGATGGCGACGAAGAAGCCATCCGAGCCAGCAAAGGGCTTCGTCGTTCGAACTCGCTCTGGTCCTTCGAGTGGGGGGCCGAAGTCGAAGTTCGCCCAACGGTTGTTTGAGGCGCACCTCCACCAGCTCAAGCGAGTCGTTGAAAAGCGCGGTGTGAAGGGTCTCGAAACGCTCTACAAAGAGGCGAGGTCCGATATCTACGACCGTCTCCTGCGCTCCGGGAAGGCGAGTCAGAAGGCGACTCCTGTGCAGCTCAGGGCGATGCTCGGTCAGGTGGACGCAGTCCTCTCCAAGATGGGGAGCGACGTGGAGACCCACCTCAAGGACGTTGGAATGCTCGCTGCCGAACTCGGAGGGGAGCACGCGGTCAAGGAGTACAAGCTCCTCGAAGAACACTTCCGAGGTACCACTCCCGTCCTTGATCTCGACAAGGCGTCAGTCTTCCGAAACATGGTCGAAGGCGTCGATTCCTCGCTCCTCCGACGGTACCGACTACAGTCCCAGTCGTGGTCACTCAACGCGATCTCCGCGATGGAGAATCGACTCTCCATTGGCGCGCTCTCTGGGAAGCCACTCGAAGACATGATCCGAGACGCCATGGATGCAGGTGGAGTGCTCGACGAACAACGATGGAAAGCAGAGCGCATTGTCCGTACCGAGATGGCCCATGCACACGGAGCGACCAAGCACGAGGCGATGAAGCGAACGAGCGAGGAACTCGGAGACGATTCACTCCAGAAGCGCCTCATCGAGACGTTCGACGACCGGACTGGGGATGACTCGTTCCTCATCCACGGGCAGACGGTGCCGATCAACAAACCGTTTTCGTACAAGCGGAAGAAGGCGGGTGCTTGGGTGAAGATTGAGTTTATGCACCCTCCGAACCGACCCAACGACCGAGCCGTCGTCATTCCATGGGATCCGGCCTGGGAAGAGACCGAGGAGGACCGTCCACTCACGAAGGGCGAACTCAGAGCGGCAGAGCCGACTCGATGGCGAGCGAAAGTTGGTGTAGAGATCCCACCGGGACATCGACCCGGACGTCCCTACAAATGAGACGGAAACGAATCGGCGACGTGAAGACTCCCTTCGAGAAGATTCAGGAGTCGATTTCGCGTCAGGTTCGTGTGTACTCCCGAGCAGAAGTCGAAGAGTATGCGAGAGCGCGTGGACTGAAGGTCGCGTGGGAGGTAGATGGGAATGACCAATCAGGCGTCCCAGGAGGACGAGATCAAACGCTGGGAGCCAGCACTGTATCGCCTCCTCAAGAAAGTCACTCGAACGAAGTGGTTTGGAACCATCCATATCGAGGTCGTAGACGGAAAGGTTAAACGGCTACGAATCGAGCGATCGATCATCGACCCGAAAGACCTGATCCCCGAGAAGGTCGAAAAGACTGAAGCTCTTGCTCAGAACCAACCCGCGTCTGTAGGGTAGCGGCGAATCTGGAGGAATCGTTCATGGCAATTTCAGGAGATGTGCTTCGCAACTGGGCCAAGGGAAAGAAGCAGCCCGAGAAGGCTCCCAAGGCTCAACCACCCAAAGCGAAGCCAGGAGCCTCACCCGAGAAGAAGGAATCGGATGATCTCGATCTCCTCCTCGGAGAAGACGAACTTCCCGAAGAGGGCGAAGCGTCCCACAGCCCGTACTGGGCAGGTGAGGAAGTGGTCGATGACGTCGAAGCAGCCGAAGAACTCCTGAAGTGGCTCGAAGAGAATGAGCCGGAAATCTTCGAGGCCGTGATGTCCATGGCGTCCGCTCTCTCGGAGAAGGAACCCGACGAGGAGATGGTCCAGCACGCACTGGACGAGCTGAAGCACGCGACCCAGTACCTCAACCCCGAGTATGAGCCTCTCACCGAGGAGGAGCAGTCGGCTGCTTCCAAGAACATCGAGAAGCACATGCGCGCAAAAGGGAACCCAAAGAAGGACAGCCCCGAGTGGAAGCAGGCCGTTGCGATTGGTATCTCTGAGGCTCGTGCGGGAAATAAGGACAAGGGCGAGGAGAGTGACGAGGGCGAGGAGAGTGAAGAGAGCGAAGGAGAAGAAGCGTGAGCAACCGAATCTCCAGGCTCGCGTTCAAGGATGAAGCTGCATCCGATCCGATTCCACAGGTCTCGTCTGGGACCGTTCCTTCCGCTCAGAAGTACGTCATCGCGGCAACGAAGCCCTCGGGGGTCGCGGACAATCGCTTCCTTCAGACCGACGACAAGCTCCTAGAGCGAGTCAAGGCGTTGCTTCTCCTCAAGGTCACGGACGCAGGAGCGCACACCACGTTCACGGTCTCGATAGAGGGATCCTTCGACGGACTTCTTTGGTTCGGTCTTCAGATGGCGATCCCAGCGGTCACTGGTCTCACTCAGAACGGCAACGGGCTCTCCGTCGCAGCCGCAATCGCAACCGCTGGAATTGCGTTGTCGATTCCAGGCGGGTTCAAGTTCTACCGGATCGGAGTCGCGGGAGACGCGGTTGCGGACGGTTCCGGCTACGTTGGTCTCACCGCGTACAGGGAGATGTAGAAATGGCCCACTCACCACCCAACGATCCGATCAAGATTCCTCCGAAGCCGTTTCCCTCCGAAGGCGAGATGGCGAACGAGAAGCGTCGCGTTCTCGAAGAGCAAAAGCGAGAGTCTGGTTCACTTCCAGATCAGCCACCGGACAATCCCGTTTCCAATCCGATTCCGTACAAACGTCTCAAGTAGCTTGTGACCCCCACTCCCTCGCTGGTATGAGTGGGTTTCATGGAAAAGTCTCCTCGTAGCCCCCGATCAATCGCAGAGAAGTTGGGTGAGTCCGGTGGTTCTGGGAAAGTTCCCGGCTACTGTGGTGCTTGTGGTCAGCCCAAGTGCGACTGCAAGGGCAACAAGCCCTGGGGCGTCGAGGGAAACGTCAAGCCTGGTGAGGCAGCGAAAGAGCCGAAGCCGGTTAAACTCGGAGGATGAAGCAAATGGCAGACAATTCTCAAAACAAACCGACCAAAGAGGACTCCGAGCGCAAGGACGAGTACCTCGGGAAGTACAAGGACGCGGCTGCCACGATGAGCGAAGCCGATAAGTTCGGGACTGGCCAGATGCCGGTTCAGCACGACTCTCTTCCCGTGAAGAACCTCAAGTCGGTTGGTGGGTGATAGGTGAGTGTTCCGAAGAAACTTGAGGTTGCTGGGGCAGCAACCTTGGGGCCGATCCAACCCACCTGTGCCCCGTTCCCGAGTGGAGAGTGCGTCTTTTCGATCAACCTGAGCCAGACGACTCAGGCGGATTCGGCGAAGTCTCTCTCGGTCAATTCTCCCGTCACTTGGGTTGACCTCTTGGCGGGTACTGGAATCACGAACGTCAGCTTCTTTTCCCTTCGGGTGAGGAACGCGACGAACTTCGAGGTTCGGTTCACGACAGCGGGAGGAGCGGATCAGATCATCAGACTCTCCGATCTCTTCGTGTACTCAAGCCCGGTATCGGGGCAGCAAATTACTGCTCTCTCGGTGCGTGGGGTTGGTGATATGGAACTTCTGGTCGCCGGAACCTAAACCCGGCTCAATGGAGGAGAGTAAAGATGTCAGCACAGGTACCCAGTCTTCGAGAGGCAAAGAACAACGGAGTCGTTCAGCAGATCTCCGACATCGACCGCGCGATGGCGATGGGAGATCTCATGGGGATGCTCGTTCAGAGCCTCGCCCCCACCGAAGCGGCTGCTGCGGTTTCGGCCAACGCCAAGACACTCGCGAACGCCGCGAGCATGGTCTACGACGTGGTCGCGACGGCAGGCACCGTGACGGGTCGGAAGCGGATCAAGATCGGTGGTTCGGACGTGGTTCCCGTTTCGGGCGAAGTCGTCTGGAGCGGACCCGGTTCGTCTTCGATGCGGTTTGCGGCTGCGGACGCCGTCACCGCTTCTAACTTCCTCTACGCGAGGGCGGACGGGAACAACACCCTTACCAGCCTCGGTCAGAGGTTGCTCGGTCAGAGGGACTGATCGAGCACTTTGAGCGACTAATCGCTTAGTCGCTCCCCGTGGAGAACCATGACACAGACGAATGCGAGTGAGCGGACGCAGGAATCGGCAGTTGTGTCAGATCCCCCACGCGAACCCGAGTCGGTAGCTCCGACTCCTTCCGCGTCTCCTTCAGATCAGGCGAAGCCGACGAATGAGATTGCGCGTCAAAAGAGGAATGACATGAGTACGTCGAAGAACAAGAACGGACACGGTCGCGTCTCGGACGAGACCGTCTTGTCGCGTGCGAGGAGAATGTTTCGTTCAGAGATGAAGAAGGTTGCCCAGGCCCTTGGAATGGAGACCTACGAGAAGGAGGCGTTCGACAAGAAGATCGCCGAACTCTTGAAGGCCCGTGAAGACGGCATGAGCAACGTGGAGCGTCAGGACAAGCGGATGAAGGACTTCGAGGATCGAATCTCGGAGTTGAACACGAAGCTCACGCAGTCGAGTGTAGAGGCCAAGCGACTTCAGCGTGAGCTGCAAGAGAAGACGTCGGAGTTGGAGGGCATCCAGACCGAGACGGAGATCCGCGAGTTGGCGTTCTCAGCCGGGTTGAAGGACGTGGATTACGGAATCCACCAGTTGCGGGCTCACATCCGCAAGCTCCCAGAGGGCGAGGAGATCAACCCGGAAGGAATCACGAAGTTCTTCGAGACCATGAAGAAGTCCAAGCCCTTTCTTTTCGGCGAAGAGCGAGTCCCGGCAGGACCGTCCTCTCTCGCGGAAGAGAGGTCCAATGGTTCTGCTCAACCGTCACCGGGGAACGGCACTCTCCCTGCGCAGGGAGCACCACCTCCTTCCGATCCTGGAAAGGCTCAGAAGGACGAGGTCAACGCTCTCGACATGAAGAAAGTGGATTTCAACAAACACACCCGAGAGAAGTATGGCTTCTCGCCGGGAATGGCTTGATTGGCGGGACTTCGGTCCTGTAGGTTGAGCCCGCAAAGTGAGGAAGTTCGATGACTGAGTCTCCGATCCCAGGTGGAAACTTCATCGTCGCGTTCAATCCGAGTGTCGTTTCGGCAATTCAGGATCGAACGCTCGTCCGCGTCTTCCGAGACGCGCTCTACCCACGTCTCTTGTATCGAGGCGAGGCTGCTCCCGAGCAGTGGCCCGTCAACCTCGGTGCGAACCAGACGTTCACCCGGACTGGAATTCCGCGTCCCTCGACTCGGGCTCTCCAAGCCAACCAAGATCCGACCCCGAAGACCTATGACGTCGAACAGTGGGAAGCGTCCGCCCTCCAGTACGGAGATGCGATCGATACCCACATGCCGACGAGCTACGTCTCTTTGGCTTCGGTGTACCTCCGCAATCTGCACCAGCTTGGTCTCCAGGCGGGTCAGAGCTTGAACCGCGTGTCCCGAGACAAGTTGTTCAATGCCTACACGTCGGGTAACACCGTCGTCTCGGCTGCGACTGGTGCTTCGACGTCTCTTCCGGTGGTGAGCCTCAATGGCTTCACCCGGAAGTTGTTGAACGGTCGTCCTTCGCCGGTCTCTTCGGCGAATCCGTTGCCGATCACCATCATCTCGGGTGGCGTTCCGATCACGCGCAACGTGATCGCGTTCGCTCCCTCGATCGCGGGTGATGAGATCCATGGTGGTACCCTCACCCTCGACGCTGCGCACACTGGCGTTGCGGCTCGCGACATCGTCCTTGCGGCGAATCGTTCGCGCGTCATCAACTCCGGTGGATCGACGTCGATCGACGGAATCGGAGCAGCGGATCAGTTCACGATGGCGGACATCCGTCAGGCTGTCGCCCAGATGCGAGCGGACAATGTTCCGGTCCACGAGGACGGCAGCTACCACTGCCACCTGGATCCGATCTCCGAGAGTCAAATCTTCGGCGACAACGAGTTCCAGCGGCTCAACCAGTCGATTCCCGACTACATTCACTATCGCGAGTTCGCCTTGGCGCACATCGCGGGTGTGACGTTCTACCGGAACACTGAGGCTCCTCTCAACGCGACTGTGGACCAGGATCCGTCCTATGGCTTCACGTTCGCGCCTGAGATCTTCAATGCTCCGGTGGGTGGAACGGCGATTGAGATCCATCGTCCGATCTTCACGGGCATGGGCGCCCTTGAAGAGAAGTACCTCGACGAGTCGAAGTACATCTCGGAAGCGGGTGTCATCGGGAAGATTGGCGAGTTCGCGGTGCAGAACAACGGTATGCAGGTGATGACGGATCGTATCCGTTTGATCCTTCGTGCGCCGTTGGATCGCCTCCAGCAGCAGACCTCGGCTGCTTGGTCGTTCTCGGGAGACTTCCCGATTCCGACCGACGAGACGAACCGGACCAGCCCTGCTTCGTTCAAGCGGGCAGTCGTCGTTCAGCACGGCGCTTGATCGATCTAATCGATTAGATCGGACCCTCCAGGGACGGCTCCATAGAAGGCGAGTAACCACTCGCTCCAGGTCAACGATCTGGTGCAACGCCGTCC